TGACACTGACAACACTATCAATAATGATGACGTTATGGCTCTGATTGGCTCTAATTTTACGGCCTACGTTGCTCCTACTCAAGCGGAGTTAGATTCAGAAACGGCGGCTAATGTCCGTGCTGAACGTGATAATATTTTAGCTACAGTAGTTGACCCTATGGTGTCCAACCCACTTCGCTGGGCTGATCTTTCGTCTGACAAACAAACAGAGTGGTCGCAGTATCGCACGGACCTGTTGAATGTGCCGCAACAAGCTGGGTTTCCTGCAAGCGTCACATGGCCTACAGAGCCTGAGTAATGCTAGGTTTCTCACCATATTCAGCAGCCGCCTTTGCCGATTTAGGTAGCGGCGACCTGATAGTTATCCCTGTAGGGGTTGAGGGCGATATCACTGCAGGTATTTTGCAATTTGACGGGTCCGCTAATTTTTCGATTGGCAGTGTGCAAGGCACTGCATCTACTAACGATGTTACTGTAGCCGCTGGCGCTAGTGTATCTGTTGGCAGTGTGCAAGGCACTGCATCTACTAACGATGTTACTGTAGCCGCTGGCGCTAGTGTATCTGTTGCCAGTGTTTCTGGTACTGCATCTACTAACGATGTTACTGTAACCGCTGACGCTAATTTTTCGATTGCCAGTGTTTCTGGTACTGCATCTACTAACGATGTTACTGTAGCCGCTGGCGCTAATTTTTCGATTGCCAGTGTTTCTGGTACTGCATCTACTAACGATGTTACTGTAACCGCTGACGCTAATTTTTCGATTGGCAGTGTGCAAGGCACTGCATCTACTAACGATGTTACTGTAACCGCTGACGCTAATTTTTCGATTGCCAGTGTTTCTGGTACTGCATCTACTAACGATGTTACTGTAGCCGCTGGCGCTAATTTTTCGATTGCCAGTGTGCAAGGCACTGCATCTACTAACGATGTTACTGTAACCGCTGACGCTAATTTTTCGATTGGCAGTGTTTCTGGTACTGCATCTACTAACGATGTTACTGTAGCCGCTGGCGCTAGTGTATCTGTTGCTAGTGTTTTCGGTACAAGTAGTGTAGGATCAGTTACAGTTGCTGGAGGCTCTTTTGTAATTCTAACTGGAGTCTTGGCTACAGGGCAGATAGCAAATGTAACTGTGTGGGGTAATTTAGTTCCAGACCCGAACACAACATGGGGTAACTTAGTTCCAGACCCGAACACAACATGGGGTAACTTAGTTCCAGACCCGAACACAATCTGGACAAGAATAGCAGCTTAGGAAACTCACATGGCTAGTACATATGCAAATGATCTTCGGCTAGAAGAGATCGGTTCAGGCGACCAAACTGGCACTTGGGGCGATACAACTAACACAAATCTCGAACTAATTGCAGAGGCTATGGGCTTTGGTACAGAGGCAACTTTTGACCAAGACGCAAACAAAGAAACTGTCATAGCGGATGGCACGACTGATCCAGTACGGGCTATGTACTTTAAAGTTACATCAACCCTCAACTTAACTGCTACAAGAACATTAACTATAGCTCCCCTTACAATAAACCGAGTGATGTACATTGAGAACGGCACAACCGGCTCTCAAAGCATTAGTGTAAAGCAGGGTTCTGGCAATGAAGTTATAATTCCGACAGGACAAACCAAGCTCGTATACTTAGATGGTGCAGGTACTGGCGCAGCCGTGGCTGAGATTGGCACGTTGGGCGTTACTAATCTGAGTGTGTCTGGTGGTATTACTTCTGGTAATACTACTGTAGGAACTCTTGATACAAGCGGCGCTGTTAATTTAAATCTTGATACTGATTCAACCAGCTCAACTTCAGGCGCTTTGATTGTTGACGGTGGTGTTGGTATAGCTAAGAAGTTGTTCGTTGGTACAGACCTAGACGTAGACGGAATCACAAACCTTGATGCTGTAGATATTGACGGCGCTGTACAATTAGACAGCACACTAACAGTAGGCATTGATGATACAGGTTACGACGTTAAGTTTTTTGGAGATACGGCCAGTGCATACATGCAGTGGGATGCAAGTGAGGATGATTTAATTCTTGGTGGCGCGGCTGGATTGGTGGTGCCTCAAGATAAATTAACCATTGGCTCTACACCGGTTACGTCTACGGGCGACGAGTTAAATATTCTTGATGGTGTAACAGCCGATGCAACTGAAATAAATCAATTAACCGATCTTACTCGCGGCAGTATATTGTACGGTAACGCTTCTGGCGAAACAGCCAGACTAGCTAAAGGCGCTGCTGGAACAGTTCTAACGTCCGATGGCACTGATTTGTCATTTGCTGATCTTGGTACTTTTTATCCCGTAGGAGGAGTAATCTACCACGCAGCTAACACTGCGCCTTCTGGCTATTTAAAAGCTAACGGTGCAGAGGTGTCCCGTTCAACTTATTCTGCTTTGTTTACAGCAATAGGAACAACTTTTGGCGCTGGGGATGACAGTACAACATTCCTTGTTCCAGACCTTCGTGGTGAATTTATGCGTGGTTGGGATGATGGCCGTGAGATTGATGCCGACCGTGTATTCGGCTCTGCACAGGCGCAACGGACCAATAACTTTTCAAGAGCTAGATTCTTCTCAGGGGTAACTGGGAGTGCCACAAGTGTAGCTGTCCCAATGGACGGGACCACCTCGCCCAAAATATACTCTGGCGGTAATGTGTCACCTCTTATCTCACTAAGTTTTGATAACAGGGGAGGTGAAACCCGATCACGCAACATTGCCCTGCTTGCTTGCATTAAATATTAAGGAGACGCCGATATGAACGTATATCAAACAGATTTAAATGGTGTCTATGTAGGCATTACAACAGCAGACCAAGACCCTTTGGATAGTAATAATTGGCTTATCCCAGCAGGCTGTGTAGAGACTGCACCACCAACTATAACTTACAGCCAGCTTGCTAAATGGGAGGGCACAAAGTGGGTTGTAGAAAACATCCCTGTTGTAGAGTCTGATCCAGAACCTGCGCCTATTGCACCAGAAGTTTTAGTCCGTGAAGAACGTAACGCCAAACTAGCGGCTTGCGATTGGATGGCTGGCAGTGACGTTACCATGCCAGACGCATGGATTACTTATCGTGCTGCATTACGTGCCGTACCTACACAAGCTGGGTTTCCTGCAAATGTAACTTGGCCCGTTGAGCCTAGCTAAATTAATGATTAGAGGTGATGATATGGTTGATACTGTTATAACAATGCCCGGTGGGGTTATGGGGGCACCCGCTACAAGTAAGGATATTATCCACTGCGCTTCGTGTGGTAATGCAGTAGACGCCCCTGAAAAAGTTGCTTCTTATCCTGAAGGTACTTGCCCTAAATGTAAAAATCCGTGGACAGGGGCAGAAGGAAAAGATGTTGCTATTACTGTTACTGCCCCTGCCTCTATTGGTGGTGGGGTGTTTTAGTAGCAATGCCAGATATGAATGAGCGCGTCTCGGCGCTAGAACGGGATATGATCGCTGTGCAGACAGAAGTTAGAATACAATTTAAAGAGGTTTTTACTAGGATAAAACGCCTTGAGACCGTTCTAATAGGTACATCAGGTGCCACTATCTTGATGTTACTAGCGATCTTAAACCGTATGGAGTAAGTTCTGCAGAGGTAACGATATATGATTGACCCCGTTACAGCTTTTGCAGCAGCTAATGCAGCCTTTAAAGGCGTAAAACTATTGGTTGGCGCAGGCCGTGAGATGCAGGATGTTAGTAAGCAACTTGGGTCTTGGTACTGTGCAGTTGCGGACATTACCCGTGCGGAGTCTCAACGTAAGAACCCTACGTGGCTAGACAAACAAACTCAAGGTTCTGACAACATAGAACAACAGGCTATGGATATTGTTATCCGTAAGAAAACTTTGCTTGAGAAAGAAAAAGAGATTAAGTTTATGTTAGATTACAGGTTCGGTTTAGGAACCTACGATGAGATGTTAGGTATGCGTAGACAGATACGCAAAGAAAGAGAAGATACGGTGTACGCAGCTATGGAAGCAAAGAGACAGATGGCAAACAATGCAGCTATTGGTGGCCTGTCTTTAGGTATCCTTAGTGTGTTAGGTGGTGGCCTATATTTAATAGTATTGGCTACACAGTGATAAATGCGCTAATACTATCAGTAACACTTGTGGGGGTTGCTAATCCAACTCATGTAAAGTGTCACCTATGGAAGAGGTTTACAGACGTAAATGACCAAAAGGTATGTGTATATAGATTCAGTGCGGGTTTTGGTGGGCTGGGATA